TCTACATGTACTCACCTGAAACTGAGTCTGTAGATTATGATGTACAGATCGACTTGTATCAATATGTTCTTGACGAATCATATAATCTACACCAATATCTCTGTAATTTCCCAACTGGGCAAACTAATGTAATTGAAACGGATGTTCCTCACATTTTTGATGTTCCTGGAAGTGAGCAGCATGTACAGGAAATCTTCTTTAGAACGTTTGGTACAAATTCGGATCTTCCACAACTTCCTGGTGGAACTGCTGTTGATACCAATCGATTCTACTATGCTAGGTATGTAACTGAGAAAACTTTCTCCGTCTTTGAAACTAAGTCAGCTGCTGTAGCTGGTTCTCCTAGCATCACATTTAGCAATGGATTTGGTCAAAACTTCTATGTCTTTGCTAATAAGCGTGAGTCTCCAGTTCTATTTGATCCTACTAGAGATGATAGTGCTTTACAAGCAGATAATCAGGAAACAACTACAGGTCAGTGGTATATTCAAGTAACTGATGATTTTGATCCTGCTACTAATATTATCGCTAGAATGAATCAGATCGGTCAAGATCTTAAGGATGCTCGTTCTAAGAATACTACTTTTGAAAGATTAACGGATGATAGAAGTGCTTTAGATAGAATTTATCGTTTACGTTATGTTATTCCTAAGTTTGCCGATGGTGTACGTGATCCCCTTAATGGATTTGTTCTCAAGGCGAGAACTGACTCTACTAGAAGACTTGTTCCACAAAGAATTGTATTAAAACCTGCTCAATCGGGTATTCCTAATGCTGCTTTGTTTGAAATTCAAATTCCACTACTTTCTGGAGGAACAGTATCTCAACAACTTGGTATTCCTACTACTGATCCTAGCTACAACACTAATTTTACATATGATCCTTACAACAGCACATCAGTCAAGCAGATTACTTCTGACAAGACAGATTCTAAGGTAGCGTTTAGCGTTCAATCTGCTAGAATTAATGATGATGGATATCTAGAACTAGTTGCTTTTGATCATACAATTACTGATGATGCTGTAAGAAATGAACAGTTCATCACCGTTAAGATTACTGCTCCTCAAGGTCCTGGTAGTGGACAGTTTAGAGTTAATACATCGGAAAATAACGATCTAAACAAGATTTTCTGGAACGGATTTGCTAGTGGTTCTGGTTACGTTCAAGGTTACTTTAACCCTGATGGAACAGATGATCACTATCTCATCCTCAAAGAATTGGAAGAGAACAACGAAGAAAGAGAAACAGTTGAGTACAACCCTGTTGTTGCTACAACTCTTTATCAACCTGTTCTAGATGCTGATAATGATCCAGTATATGACTCTAACGGTAACCAGGAACTAATCTATGCTAAATTGCTTGCTAAGCAGGATAGTGTTGGTTCACCTAACTTCTCTAAGTCCAAGTCACTCAAGGAAGATTATCTCTATAGCGATAAGGAAACCAACGTCTTCACTTTAACCCCTGGTGACATCATTAGAGACGATGACAACAATCCTTATGAGATTGCTTCTGTTACTGATCTTGGTGAAATTGAAGATACATTCTATATCTTTGATGTTGAAGAGATCAAGCGTCGTATTCCTAACCAGCAGGAAGGTATTTACTATCTAACTTGTGTTAAGGGTAACATCTCTCCATATCCTACTGGTGCTGGTGTTGGTACAAACTTCCGTAACTTCAAGTTCTCTCAACCAATCGGTCAACTTTATCCTCTTGACTACAAGAACGATCCACTGTGGTTCCAGGTACGTCCAGATGGTACTAGAGATACAACAATTCTTGATACTCCATCTACTGTTTGTGCTGCCGATAACTTCATTCATGGTCTTGTTACTACAAACGACTATAAGAACAGCACAACCAAGGAAGTTGTCGAAGAACTTATTAAGAACCCTGCTCTTAGCAGATATGATTATGTAACTAATAAGATTGAAGCTCAAGATGGTAACGCTGCTTCTGGTTCAGAAGATCGTTTGATTCCTATCGCTGGTGATTCTCCATTCCCAACAGAACAGCGACTATACGTCGAACTACGTCGTCCTTCGATTGCTAGATCTGGTAACCACACGTTTGAATACCTTGGTTTCGGTCCTGGTAACTACTCAACTGGTTTCCCACTCCGTCAGGAAGTTGTTCTAGAAGACATTCAGGACTTCTATGCTCAGGCGAAGCGTGAAGACGGCGGTATCGTCTTCTACACGGGTCTAAACTCCAACGGTGACCTCTATATCGGTAACCGTAAGATCAACGCTATTACAGGCGAAGAGACATTCCTTGAGAGAGCAGAACTACTATCATCCGATGATGATGGTGAGGACGTTGGCGGTCTTGTTACTACCTTCGAACTTCCTGTTGCTTTTGAGCAGGAAATTACGGTTGATGGCGATGCTCTATTCAACAATCCAGTAACAATTAACGTTGATGAAGATGAACCAAACGCCTTCACTGTTGTTTCTAATGTTGACTCTTTTGCTGGCGGTGACGTTACTCTAGACAGTGCTTCTTGGAATAGAAGCACAATTGCTTCTGAAGGTAATGTAGTTATTCATCAGAACCAAGTATTCTCTGCTATCTTTAGATTGAACCCAAGAGGTAATTCTGCCCTTGCTGGTCAGGATTATAGCATCAGAACTCACGTTGGTGCTTCTCCATATAATCCAACTAACGCTACGCCAAATCAAACAAATAGCAATTTAGGTATTTCTGTTTCTTATGGCACCGCCGCTCCAACTGCTGGTGACGTTCTTCTCAAGGGTTCTGAAGTTGGTAAGACAGGATCACTTGGTTGGATCTTTGCTAACTTCTACACTCCAATCACTGCCAACATTGATAATATCATGGCAATGGGTGGCAATGTAGTTAGATTTAACATGGCGTCTGGTCAAACTACTGCCGATCTTACTGTTGGTCAAACAGTTGTGAAGATTGAAGGAGTTGGCGATACTACTGAGGGAACGAGATTTATTAGCATTAATGGTCTTAGAACTGTTTATGCTAAAGATACATCATGGTTTGAAGTTCTATCCCCAATTAACGTTAGCACAGCTTCTGCTGACACTCAAGGCGGTACTGCTATCGGAAACATTGGTAATACCGTAGTAATTTCTACTGGTGAGAACAAGTGGAAGGAAGTTGGTGTTTTAGGTGCTGAAGCACTTAGAACAAATACCGAAGTTAACGGTCAATATGCTCTTGGTATTAACACCCTTGCTAGAACAGCACACAGTGATTATACAGAAGGATTTGTCTCTGCTGCTACAACTCCAAGAGCAAATCTTGACGTTGTTGGTAATGCTTTCATTAGCGGCAGAACATTAACGTCTACAAATTACAATGTTCACTCTACTTTAGCTGATAGAACATTCAATGATGTTGATAATGCTCTACTCATCGGCGGAGATTCTACTGCTCCTAATGATGAAGCAACTCTCCGTGTTGCTACAAGTAACGGTCTACAGGCAGATGGTAATGCCAGAATTCACTCTGGTGGTCGTTTAGGTCTCAATGTCGAAGAAACCGACATGAACCACACCTTGACGGTTGTTGGTGATATGAGATTGACCGAAAATGCTCTGTTCGAAGAGAATTTAGCAGTCAATGGTGGTTCTTTAACAAGTACAAATAGTTCATTCTCGCTACTTTCGGGTAATGTAACTCAATTATCATTTGCTAGTGACGCTACTACAATTAACTTTGGTAATGCTCTAGGCAGCAGTGATACACAGACATTTAACCTTTCTACAAATGCTGGCAATCAGACGATTAATATCGGTACGTTTGCTCTTACTAGTGAACTGAATATCCACACTGGAACGTCTGGTATTCAATCTAAAGTTAATATCGGTACTATTCAGAATAATTCGACTGATAGTACTAGATATTCAGTTCTTCAGTTTGGTGGTGTATTCAACAAAGAATCTAACTCGCTAGATACGGGTTCTGTATTCAAGATTAAGAATAGATTTACTCAGGTTGATGGTGACACAACCTTCGGTACTGGATTTACTACTGGTTCTGGACAAGTCAATTTACAAGCTAATACAGAAAGGGTGAACATGTTCACCTTGACTACAAGTAAGGTTTATTTTGGTACTTCTGCTTCTAGATTGTACATTGGTGCTGATGGTGGATTTACTCAAATCAATAACAGCTTGACTGTTAAGGCAGCAACTAGAATGGAGGGTGATGTAACACTCTCTGGTGGTCTAAACTCTGGTGAGTTCCAAGTAACTAGAGGTTCATTCTCCACCACTGCTCCTGCTCATGATCAAGGTGATATTGATGATGCTAACATTGACCTCTTTACTAGACAGGATGTAGACAGAGCAATTGCTACCGATGGTAATCAACCATGGGGTGATGCTACTAACTATAAAGTTGGAACTCCTGTCGATGAATACTATCTAACCTTCGATCTTCCTAGCACAACCGTCAACTTCCAAACTGGTGCTTATATCCTAATCGATCGCTCTAGACTTGCTATTGAAGATCCAACTAGATTCAGTGCTACTGGTGCTTCTGCTGGTAATCAACTTGTTAACTGTACTGATGTTACTTGGGTCAACCAATTAACTGGCGACCTTACTGATAACTTTGTTGAAATTCAAACAGATGGAGCAGTATTTGACCCTAGTCAAGACGCTCCCAACGCGGATTTCCCAAGTAATAAAGTTGCTAGGATTACCGCAATCACAGGCACTACTATTACTCTTGATAGGACATTTGCTACTCTACCTAGCACGAGTCTCTCATTAATTGGTGGCGAATCTACACAAGGTGATGCTCCAGTTGGTGAACAGTATAGCGAACTAGTTGAGATTCTAGAACTAACAAACCTGAACGCTATTGGTACTGACTCTCCACTTCAGATCAAGGTCAGAAGAGGTATGAACCAGCGTAATGAGGATGGTACTCTAATCACAGGAACTCCTGCTAATCAACCTGCTGGCACTCCAAATAGTGGTTATAAGTTCATTAGAGCTGACCACCCTGCCAACACTCCTCTTGTTAGATACAACCTTGCTGAAAATGTTAGCTACATTGAAGATGTTAATGGTTTACCAACAGCAACCAGCGGCACTAGTGCTGATGTTAACACTGGTGACTTCTCTGGATCTATTGGTGTTGGTGACATCCTAAGATTCAGCGACACTGAACTTGCTATCATTACTGACATCAATACAACTTCACCTCAGAAGTTTGTAATTACTGATGGTAATGACACAACCCCTGTAATTCAATTTGAGGTTGATTCAACCAATGGCGATACCGTTGTCACTGGTAATCTTGAAGTTAATAAGTCAATTACACTTGAAGGATCTACGGCAAACGATTCACAGAAACTAATCATTACTAATGGTTCTGGAACCACTACATTCTCGGTTGATTCTGCTGATGGCGATATCTGTTCACGTGGTGATCTCTGGATTGGTGGTGCTGATTGTGACCGTCTAAGAGTTGATGGTGACACTGGAGATACTACCTTACGTGGTGGTGACTTCCTAATTAGTGGTGATGTTACAAGTAATCAAAAACTGTTTGTTAACAATAGCAGCGGTAACTTAACTCTTGCTGGTGTTGTTAACATCCAAGGTTCAGCAATGAACAACTTTGATGGTAGCATCAAACTAAATGGTGGTCAATTCCAGGTTAATAAAATTGATGATTCACCTGAATGGCAAGCATCTACTTCGTATGCTGATGGAGATACTGTCTATTACAGCACGAATATATACACTGTAAATACTGATGGAACCTCTGGTTCTACTCCTCCAACTCACAGCACTGGCACTCAAACTATTGGTGGTATTTCATATACCTTCCTGAAGTTACGTGAACCAGAAGAACTCTTTGAGGTTGAAAGCGATGGTTCTATAAACTTCGCTGAACAAGAAGGATTCTTTACACCTAAGGGTGCTAGAAAGTGGGAGTTTGTTGGTGCTGGTACTCAACTACATCAAGCAGAAAGCAATGTTAGTTACTTCGTTGCTCCTTCTGCTGATATGACTATCAAGTTACCATCCGAACCAGGAGTTGGTGATGTAATTAGAATCGTTGATGTTGGTGGTAATCTAACGTACAACATCTCTCTAAGAATGAGAGCTCCTGACGGCGTTGCTATTCAAGGTGATAATACAAATGGCAATTCACCTGATCTATCTTCCACCGACTATGATGGTGGTGAATTGGTTGTACAAACACCTCATGCTGCCTTTGGTTTAATTTATCTTGGCGGCACGAACTACGATGGAACATCTACTGGTGCTCCATCCTCAGCACTCGGTTGGTGGTTAATGGAGATCTAATCTAAAAATGCCAGGATACGCTGTAACAAAAACACAAAGAGCCCTCCCTATTGGTTCAATGCAACCATGGGGAGGAGACCTATCGGACATTCCAGCAGGATGGTTGTTGTGTAATAATCAAGAACTAAATGCTGGCGATTATCCACTTTTAGCACGTGTACTTAGAGACACTTATGGTGGAACAAGTTTTCAAGGAACATTTCCAAATTACACAGGAACGTTCCGTTTACCCCCAATGAATGATAAGGCAGCTGCCGATATTTCTACAGGATATTTTGGACTATATTCTGGTAGCAATGTTGATGCTTGGAGTGCTGGTGCTACAGTTTATGATGGAGATATTATTGTCTCTAGTGGTAAGTATTATTTGGTTCAACTTATTTCCGCAACAGCTGCTTCTGGCACATTAGGAACAACTGCTCCCACTCATACATCAGGAACTCAAGCTAATTCTACTACTGTAAATTTAAAAGCAGAGACCATTGTTGCTGGCGCTGTTCCGTCTCCGATTGATAATCCAGCTGCTTTGAATATTGTTAAGGATTATATTGGTGATTCTATTGGTGGATTTGAACCAGGAGATTTGGGTCCTCCAAACGTACAAAATGCTTTAACTGATATTAGTTTAGAATATGTTCCAGATCCTAACGGTACTATTGTAGCAGTTTCTTCCACTGGAACTGCTCCCGATGTAGACACAGCTAAGGTTTATACAGTTTCTGGTGATGATGTTCAACCTAGTACTAATATAAATTCTGGAGATACTAGTTCTGGAACGGGCGCTGCTTTCTTGGTGGTAATTAATACCGATGGTACGTATTCTGTAGCAACAAAACAGAAAGGAGAAGGTTATGAAATTGGAGATCGATTAATAATTGAAGGTGATGTTTTTAGTACTGATGGTGGTGTAGCGACGACAAATGATTTAACAATTACTATCAATCAGATTGGAGATTCTTATTTCGAGGGTACTATTACTGGACAAAGTATTATTAAAGGATTTGGTATTAAGGATGTGTATGTTATGCCTAGGAAACTAGGAAGATATCACATGGCACAGCACTTCCACGAGGGATTGTACGATACTCTTAATTATAATGATGCTAACGATCGACCAGGAAACGGTGCTTGTGTATTTGCTACTCCTGACTTTACATTTGCCGACTTTGCTTCTAGACGTAATCCATGTCCACCAGAACAACCTTTTGGTATTGGATGCCCAATTAATGTTCCTTTAGAACTATTTTGTAGTGCTAACCCAGGTGTTTATATTGGAAGTAATAAAACCCAAATTACTAACATGCAAACATCTCCATTTACTGCTGGTCCTGGTAGATATGCCATCGCTATTGTTGGTGGTGGATTACCTTTAAAAGGATATATTCCTGCTGGTACAGCACAAGCTGGTCACGGTGTTGGAAAATCTTGGTTTGATGCTGGTGCTAGCGTTGGTGTTAAGAATTTAAGAGATGCTGCTAACAATACATCTGTTGGCAAAACTGCCAGTAAAACTGGAGATGCTGGTCAAAAATTGGCGTGGTTGAAGCAAGAAGGTGAATTTCATCCTGGATTTACTGTTCCTTTCTCCGATTCTTCTCAAGCAGTTGCTACAGCAAATGTCTTGAAAGTAATTGATAATAATGATGCTGGTGCAGTAGATCATGGACCATTTCCAGTGTTATTTAATCATGCTGCTACCGACTTTTTGAATGATACTGCCTCAAATAGTTTTGGAAGTGTTGATGTTATTGAATCTCACGATCATGATGGAACATTTTCTGTTCAATATGATGGAACTAATCTCGATGTATCTGAACAAATACAGGTAAAAGCACAACCTCTAGTTACTCCAGACAATATTCCTAATGCTTTACAAATCAGATTTACTACTAGAGTGGCATCACTCACAATGACCAATCTCATCAGGGCTTATTAAATGGCACGCTACTACGTTAACGAAAAAGCTAGGTTTGGTGGTGTCGCTGGTACTATCATTCCTTTTCCACAACAATTACCAGCAGGAAATACTCCTGACGCTGGTAATTGGAGAGCATATTTACCAGCAGGATTTTTAAGATGTGATGGTTCTGTACTTAGTGCTTCCGAGTATCCTGTTCTAGCAGAAATTCTAGGGACAGGAGATAATTGTAAATTCCAAAAAGAGGGACAAGAACTATCATCCAATGAGTTTGCGTTACCTGATTTAGGATCTAAGTATATTTCTGGATCTGCTTCTTCTGGTACATTCTTGAATTCCAAGATCGAAAATACAGATTCTACTCAGGGATATAGAGTAGGTTCTGAGGTTGAGATCTCATCTTTGGTTGGTAGTACACAAACAATTACATACGGCGGTACTTTTGAGCTGGTTCCTTTTACAGCAAAAAGTTTCATTGGTAATCCTCAGTTTAAAACTATTTCTTCTGATGGAAATACATTGAATGCTTTCCTTAGCGATCAAGCATTCCAGGCACATGGACATGATGCTACAATTGGTGTTTTTAGTTATTTGGGAAACTGGTCGGATTCTATCTTTGTTAGTAATGACGGTGCTGCTTTAGGTGGTAACGATGCTCAAAACGAGGGATCTAATAATCTAGTTCAGGTTCAACAACCAACAGGATCATCTGCTGTTGTTGCCCACTCACACCAAGTTCAATTTCCTAGTAGTGCTGATATTGCTGCTGCTAATGAAATGACTTATCAGTTGTTAGAACCTGCTACTGGTGAAATTGAAATTGATCCTTTAGGACTAGAAACTACGGTTACTATCACCACAGAAAATATTTACAAGTTGGATGAAGCAACTCCTCCATACATTTTAGTAGAATACATTATCAAGTTCTGATATGGCAGCAAAAGTAGTTTGTATATCTGTAGTTGACGAAGCGGATACTTCCACTCATCTTAATAATAGAAATTCTGACTTTAATACTTTTAGAAGTACATATCCAAATAGAGAATTTTGGTTATTAAATCCACAACCATCATATACCAGTCAATTAGGTCTTCCTAGTGCGTGGAATAGTGATCCTCTTACTTTTGGTCCTATTACTGTTAGTAGATTAGATAGTAAATATGGAACGTCAACAGTTCCACCAACTTCTGATTGGTTTACTATTACTGGATTAGATCAAGCAGAAGAAGGAAGTGTCGTATCATTAGCAGTTGATACTTCTGGTTCTACTGTTTTGGCTGATGTCCAAGATTCTTATAACCAGTTTATTTCTGATTGTAATGCTGCTGGATTTGTCTTAGTTGTTAATACCACTTTTGGTAACGAACGCTGGATTGCTCCACATAATGTATCTGTTCCACCAAACACTTCTATTAGTGTATCTCCATCAACTATTTTAAGAAATGGTAGTGGAGCAACACTCTCTTGGACATCTGCTGGTGATATTTCAGAAAATGCTGATGGACTACCTAATATATCTGTTACTGGTGTCACAAATCCTGGTCTTTCTGGTAGTGTCACAGTTAATCCACAAAATACCACAACATACGATATTACTGCCGAAGGTCCTGCTGGAGATTCAGGTGATAGTGTTACTTTAACAGTTGTAGATCTACCTAATATTTCTTCTTTTACTGCTTCTCCTAATCCACAAACTAGCGGCACAGATGGAATTCCAAATTATAACACTACATTGAGTTGGTCGGCGTCATCTGATCTAACTATTACCAGTGCCACAATCAGTTCTGGTACTTATTCTGCTTCTGTTCCAAATCCAAGTACTAGTGGATCTTTTGAGGTAACTAATTTACCTCAATCTGTAGCTGGTAGTGGTGGAGCTAGTAGAACATATACATTGACGTTGTGTCACTCGTTGGGATGTTCTACCGAAACAGTAACTGTAGAGGTTACTAATGATAATACACCATCTAATACCTGGACTACGGAATTTACTGGGTTGGATCCAAATACTGAATATGCTAAAAATCTTGGGACTTTATCTGGCATTGACATGGTAACTAAAGTATCATGCCCTACATCAGGTGTCTTTTTTGCTAATGGTGCTAATGGATCTTACGCTAATCCACAGTATTTTACTAATGGTCAAAACGTTTATATTAAAATGATAACATTACGATTTAATCCCGATCTTAGTGGTTTGGGGGCAAATGATTTATTCGGAAAACCAAATCCCAAAACAGTTAGTATTACGGTTGGATCCCTAGACCCATTTGATGTTACTTTTACTACTAGACCACCTAACATTGGAGAAACATTTAATTTTGATGGGGCGTCTGGTGAATATCCTTATGAAGATATTGATTTAATTACTAATACTCCTAGTGAATATGCTGTAACTCAAACTCTAAATATGGATGATATTGATGTTGACGTTGAGATAAGAACTGATGATCCAAACGTTGAAATTAAGATAAACAACGAACCATGGCAAAGTATTCAGGAGATTTAAATGCCTACCGTAACATTTAATACATTTAGAGATGCTGGAGATCAAAACTACTTATGTTTTTCTGGTAGTTGTGTAGGTCCTAATACTGGAACTTCTTTTGTAGATAAACCTGCTGGCAGTACTAATGGTTATTCTACCCAGGGTAGTGGACCAGGATCTGTCGGTTATAGAATTAATAGTAGCACACAAATTGGTCTTGACGATAGACAAGGTGCTGGTGCTGATAATGATTATAATGATCTCATTGTAACAATTACTTCTGGTAATGCGGAATTTCGTAGTAATGGATTGTATGTTTACTATGATCCTCCTGTAATTAGTGGGTTTTCTGCTTCTCCTAACCCACAAACTAGTGGTACTGATGGCATTCCAAATTATAACACTAGATTATCATGGGGATATCAAAATGCTACTTCATTAACTTTAACCAGCAGTGCTGGTGAGTCGTGGAATGTATTGGGTACAACATCTCGTAATATTACTAATCTCCCTCAATCTACTGGTAGTGGAGCAACTAGGTCATACACACTAACAGCAAATAATCCTGATCGCCCAGCTGTTAGTGAGACAATTACAGTTACTGTATATAATGATAGAACTCCTTCTAATAGTTGGACCACATCTTTCACTGGATTAGAACCAAGTACTCAATACACTAGAAGGTTGGGCACATTATCTGGAATTGATATGACAATTAAAGTTGAAAGTTCTTCTAGTGGTGTATTTTTCTCTAATAGTTCTGGTGGTGGTTTTGCTAATCCAAAGTATTTTACTAATGGTCAATCTGTTTATGTAAGGACAACTTCGTTGCCTTTTAACACAAATACTAGTGGATTATCTTCTTCTGCTACTAGTGGAAAAACGAATACTAAAACATTTTCTGTTAGTGTTGGAGGACTATCTTCTTTCAATGTCTCGTATACTACTAGAGCCCCAGTCATCAAAGAAACGTTTGACTATGACGGATCCGCAGGACAATATCCTTTTGAAGATATTGATTTGATTTCTAATACTCCGACTGAATATGGATTAACACAAACCCTAAACATGGATGACATTGAAATTGATATGCCTATTGAAACTGATGATCCAAATGTACAAATCAAGATAAATAATGGTAGTTGGCGAAATATCCAAGAGATATAAAATTATGGACGAAAAATATATTGGATTTTCTCAAGATGAAATTAGAGAAGATTTTAGAAAATTGATGGTGGCATCATCATCTCAAACCGTTTTATATGCTTTGTTTTTTGCTGAGGTTAGAAAAGACAGACGGTTATTAGATAAATTATTCGAACAAGTAAGATATGTCACTGAGAAATATCAGATGACACCATATAGTGTTATCAAGGACTTTGATAATGGTCTTGAAAATAATTATACTGTAGATCCCCAACTGGTTTCTGACATTTACGAAGAAGCATTAGCAGAACTTGAAGCGGAGATGGGAGAAAATAATGCCTGAATTTTCAAGATCTTTAGAAGTAGTTAAACAAGAAGCAAAAGAAAAAATGAAAATCTGCTTACAATGTGAGGAGATGAATAGAGCGATTAAAACATGTAAGCAATGTAATTGTTTTCTTCCTGCTAAAGTCCTTGTACCTGGATTACATTGCCCTCTAAACAAGTGGTGAAAAGATGTCATCAACTCCTGTATCAAATACATATACATCTGCTCAAAACGTTGACATTCCAGATAATCATGTCAATCTAACCATTACCGTTAATGGTGCTAGAGGTGGACAGGGTTATGGGGGTGGATCTAGTAGAGCTGGTGGTAATGGTAGAAATGGTACATTCCAATATCTTTCTTCTTACAATTTCACTGCTAGATCTTTAATTCTAGCTCCTGGTGATAATGGTGGTAATGGTGGTGTATATGGTGGTGGATCTGGTGGAGATGGTCCACATGACGGAGGAAATGGTGGACCTGGGCAATGGTCATATCAGCAAGCATATAACTGTGATCAAGGTAAAGGATATGCTAGAGATTGTGGTGGCAGTTGTGGATGTTGTAGTAACTGGTATTGTGGTGGTAGTCAGGGGAATGGGGATCCCTGTTGTGGTGGAGCACAAGGAACAGCAAATGAATGTTTTTGCTGTTATGAACCAAAAACTTGCTACAACACAATTTATGTAAATAGCGGTGGTGGTGGCGGTGGTGGATCATCTAGTGCTGTTTATGATACCACTGCTGGTGCCTATGTTGCTATTTCTGGTGGTGGAGGCGGAGGTGCTAGATCTCAGGGTACTGGAGCAGCTGCCGCTGATTGGACTTCTGTTAATGGAAATTTTTCTGGTAGCTCTGGTAGTAATGGTGGAAATGGTGGTCAGTCTGGTGGAACTGGTGGAGGAGGTGGTGGTGCTCCTGGCAATAGTTACAATAATTCTGCTGGATCAAAATACAACACACAACTAGTATCTTTATCTTCTTCTTCTCTAGGCAATACTCCAAGTATTGTTGTATCTTACGATTTACTTGTCCCTGAAGTAGAAATTAGCGCAAGTCCTAATCCACAAACTAGTGGATTAGATGGAGTACCAAATTACAATACAACTATAGATCTTACTCTTCAAAACTGGCAATATGCTGTTCTTACAGGTAATGGTATAAATCAAACTTACTATCCTGGCGATACCCTATCGTATACTGATAATAATCTGCCACAATCTGTGACAGGTAGTGATTCTCCTGCCACAGTTACATACACTGTAACGGCATATGCTGGATCTGAAAGTGTAACTGAAACTTTGATTGTAGAAGTTACTAATGATGAAGATCCTTCAACCACGAATTGGACTACCACATTTAGCAATTTAGAAAAAGAAACAGTATACTCGAAAAACATAGGTAAAATTGCTGGTGTTGATATGGTTATTGAAGTTTCGTGTGAAGACGATGCAGTTTTCTTTGCTAATGGTGAGAATGGATCTTATTCCAATCCACAATACTTTACCAATGGTCAAAACATTTATTTAAAAACAACAACTTTACCATACAACACTGACATATCTGAATTGTCTAGTGATGCTACATACGGCAAAACAAACACTAAAACTATGGATGTTGTGATTGGAACTGATACTATCGCTGTTAATTTTGTTACTAGAGCTCCAGTTATCAAAGAAACGTTTGATTACGATGGACAACCAGCTGAGTATCCTTATGAAGATATAGACCTAATTACTAATACCCCAGCATCATCTCTTGTGACACAAACTATAGAAATGGATGATATTGAAATTGATATGGAAATTAGGTCTGATGATCCAAACGTACAAATTAAAATTAATAATGGTGGATGGCAAAATATTCAAGAGATATAAATGACACAAGATTCTTCATTTACTAGCAGATCGCCAAACGACCAAGGTTACACGGGAACCAATAGTAATGGTGGGTGGTCATCATTCATGAATAACAATAATATTGGTGGTAGTGACAGTGGTACACCAACTAGAACTTTTAGTTGGACTATTACTTTTAATAATTATGGCAGACAAACATTCGACACTGCCGTAGATGACTCGGGATCTGTATCTATTAGTGGATATGGAAGTCAGTTTGTTATGGGTGGTTATGGTGGTCAAACTTCTAAAACTACTAGTAGTTATATTCCTCCAGGAACTTATACACTAAGCGCCACTTCAGTTAATAGTGGTAGTGGTCCATGGGGTATAGCATTAGATTGGACTGGATTCGTTCCGCCACCACCAGCTGTAATTACTAGTTTTACCGCTAGTCCTGAAATTCAAACTAGTGGTACTGATGGCATTCCGAATTATAACACTACATTAAGTTGGAATATTACTAATGCCACGACTGCTATTTTAACAACTGATGGTGGTAGTGGTGATATCTGGAATGGTGTAGCTTTGTCTTTACCTAATGGTAGTCTACCAATTAATAATTTACCACAATCTAGTGGTAATGGAGCAAGTAGAACATACACAATAACTGCTACTAACGTAGCTGGTAACACAGTTACTGATTCAATTACAGTTGATGTATACAACGATAGAAATCCTTCTAATTCTTGGACTACATCATTTACTAATTTAGAACCAAATACATCATACGCTAAAAAACTAGGAACTTTGTCTGGCATTGATATGATAACAAAAGTGTCATGTCCTACATCTGGTGTCTTCTTTGCTAATGGTGCTAATGGATCCTATGCTAACCCACAGTATTTTAGTAATGGTCAAAATGTTTACATGAAAATGACAACATTACCATTTAATACTAATATTAGTGGTGTAACTGGAGATTTTGGTAAAACAAATACTAAAACAGTTAGTGTTACTGTTGGTGGTTTGAGTGCTTTTAATGTTTCTTATGTTACCAGAAAACCTAGGATAAGTGAGGATTTTGATTATGATGGAGCAGTAGGAACTTATCCTTTTGAAGATATTGATTTGATTTCTAATACTCCGAGTCAGTATGGATTGTCACAAACTCTAAACATGGATGATATTGAAATTGATATGGAGATTAAGGGTGATGATCCAAATTTACAGATCAAGATAAATAATGGTAGTTGGCAAAACATTAGAGAAATTTAACATGGCAAGTAGAAGAGTAAAAACTGGATTATGGAGAATTTTCGTGCTTGTAAAGTCACAGCAGATTGGTGTGCTTGAAGAGTTTACAACTACTTACAATGACGAAGTTGTCAACGTAGAAGGAATTGATAGATATATCAACCCAGGTGATGATCTCTCTGGTGAAGATGAGATTGTACAACTTATTGCTAACACATATTTTGGTACGTTATGAGCGAAGTATTTCCTATTTTATACGACATGGAACCAGATGATATGTATAAATCTGGTAGATTTACTCCTGACATTACAGAACGACAAGAAATTACGGCAGATAAACCGATTCAAGTTAGGATCAATGGCGGTCCATGGGTAAACGTTAGACCTAGTGACCTAAATAAATCTGAGGATAATACCTGAAGTATAGTCAATGCCATATAGTAGCAATCCTGTGTACGTTAGTCCTGGGGATAACGTACAGGTAAGATATCCAACACCAGATACATGGAATACGCAGGTTACTGTAAATCTTCGTATTGGTACGGGACAGGATCCTGATGGTATTACTTTTGGTACAAAAATTCCTGATGCTACGCCAGCTGGATTTACTTTTACCGATCAGCAAGGATATTTAAATGCTTATGATGGCAATAGCAATAATACCTTAACTGGTGGTAGAACAACTTTTGAAAGAGACACTACATATTATTCCAATTTAATCGAGATGTCGGGGTTTGAAGTCCCCATTGACGGTGCTATTTCTGCTGTATCTAACGGTCCTAAGAATAGCAATACGTCTAATACAACAGCAGAGTTTAGAATCTTTAGAGATGGATCTTTTGACTCTTGGAGAACTACTATTAGTGGTAATCTTGCTGAAGGTACAGGCGGCATTCAACCAGGAGATAAAATTCAGTTAAGGGTAACTACTCCTGATTGGTATATTACTTGGACTAGAGTTACATTTAGTGTAAATGAAACCACAACTGGTGGCGGTCTTGGTTCTGAATATACTGCTGCTGGTGTATCATCTTCTGCTATCTTAACAGGAACGTGGGATATTTCCACTAGACCACAGGATCAATCGATTCCTGCTAGTGAAATTAACTTCACTGATCGTGTTGACATGGTTCCATACAGTGAAGGTGGACCTCAATATTATTATCATCGTGTTGATATTACTAACATTGATGACGATGCTGTACTAAGAGTATCAACTACTGGTGTAGCGAGAGTAGTCAAGGTAGAGGGTGGTGGAAATGCTGCTGCTCCTACTAGTGGATATTCTACATCTTTAACAGGCGTTGTTCTTGGTGATGATGTATTTGTTAGAATGCCTAATGGCACTAACTACACAGAAAAAGAAAGCGGATCAATAACAGTATTTGCCCAAGGTGGTGAGACATACACTAGAGGTAGTAATTCTTATGAGAACGTAGATGATGGTACAACATATGGATCTGGTACTTATGCTGTATCACAAACTCTTGGTAGCGTAACTGATAATTGGCAAATCTGGACAGAAGTAGATAGATATCCAGATGCTATTGCAGCAACACCCATCTTTACATATGGTATTAAGACAGAAATTGTTAGCGTAGGCGGAGTAGCAGTAACAGGTTCTGGATTTAACTACACTGGTACATTTAGTACCACTACTAATGGATCTGGTGAGGGAATGAAGATTAAACTTCTTCCTGGTGGATCAAGTGGCACTTCATTTTCAACAATTAGTGAAGAAAACGGATATACTACAGCTTTCATTTCAGACCCAGGATATGACTATGTTGCTGGTGATATAGTCACAATTATTTCTCCTGGTGGTAGCAATGCTCAAATCAGAATTTTAGAGTATGAAAAGATTACAATCTCTAAAACTGTTGATGCCACATGTGAACCTGGATTTATGTACTTTGCCGACATGCCAGTGTCAGGTCTTGGTACAGAATATACAGACGGTGCTTATGATGACCTAGAATCTCCTTATACTAATCTACAGAATACAATCCTTGATGATACTGGGTCTTCTGTACAAAGTATCAATGCAAATTTGGATGGTCAATCCGTAAAAATCAGGGCAATTATTGATGGAACTGGTGGTGAAATTAGAAAAAATAACACTGGAGCATGGACTGGATCTCAAATTACTGTTGAGAATGGCGATACAATTAATTTAAAACTTAACTCAAATAGTACATTTGGTGGTACGGCTACTGCTAAAGTTAGGATTATTGGTCCTACAGCAGGTAATCCTGACTTAGGTAACCCAACTGGGGGTCCATCCCCTGCTTCTAAGGCAGAAAAACAAACTACAATGACTCTTACTACTAGATCTAGAAGAGTTATTCCATATCCTTTCCACGCTGAACCTGTTTTCCTTTCTAATCCTAATCAAGAGCACATTGCTGAAGTTGCTATCGAAGGTTTAGACGTACAAACAAATGCTGAAATCGTTAATAATGGTGTAGGAGATTTGAGTACAAATGGATCAAACTGGTCTAATAGTGTTACAATTCAACCAACTGATACTACGTTATATGTTAGAACCAATGCCGCTACTAATAGTGGAGGAGTGAAAGAATTAACGTACAGAATTTACAGAGATGGTCAGGAGGCATATGATACGTTCAGAATTTACACCCGACTCTTTAACAATCTAGGATTTTTTGGATTTTTACAAGCAGATGGTGATGGTGCCAATACTTATCAGACATTAGAATTGCCATATTACGCTACACAAGATTTTTATGTAACACTAGTTGGCGCTGGTGGTGGTAGAGGTGGTGATGATGCTCCTAACTCTCAAGGTGCTGGTGGTGGTTCTGGTAACTTCCTTAGATTAAGGGTACAGAGAGATGATTTTCCAGATCAACCTGGATTCCCTGGTGTTACTGACGGTAGAGTTAGAGTATATGCTCCTGATAAAGGAGGAGACGGTCAAAGTTATATTCAAGGAGCTGGCGGTGGTGCTGGTGGATGGGGATATGCCATGGGTGGCGCTGGCGGAGATTCTGGTAATGGAGATAAATCTGGTGCTGGTGGGGGCGGCGGCGGTGCTGCCGCTATTACAATGTTAGATGGAACTTTAATCGCTATGGCTGGCGGTGGTGGTGGCGGCGCTGGTGCTGGTAATGATACTGAAGTGCCACGTTCTGATGCTTTTGGTAACTGGGATGGTTATGGTTCTCTACAAACAACAACCACTGACATTAATTTGGGTGGTGATGATGCTCCTGATGCTACTGGTTCAGGCGCTGGTCCTGGCGGTGGTGGTGGTGGATATGATGGCACTGCTGGAACATTGTTTACCCAGAAATTAGATGCTGATGGCAATGTTATTCAAACTACTGATTTAGATGCTAGGGGTGGACTTGGTGGCGGTGCTTATTATGATAGTACAAACACCGTTATTCTTGCTGGTACTACATTGGACGGTCTTGGTGCCCCTCCTGGACAATTTGGTAGAGTTATCATTGAATATGGACCACAGGATGTTACTCCAGACGATTTTGACTTTGATCAGGTAGATAGTGTTAACATTAATACTCAGGTTGTTTCTAGTAGAGCACTGATTCAAGGAATTACAGGTAAAGTGCCAATTCAATTATCTTCTCCTGGATTTACTGCTACTGCTAGAGTTTGTACTTCTGATACTGATGCTTCTTGTGGTGCTTGGGGTGCTACTCAAATTGGCAATAACGAGTATCTTCAATTAAGAGCAACAACTGGAACTTCATATAATACGCCATATGAAGTACAAGTTGAAGTTGGTGAAACAACATCCACGTGGGTTATTAACACTGGTCCACCACCAGATACTACAGTAAATTTCTTCCAGTTTACAGATGCTGAAGATGCTCCTTTGAGCACTTTAACTACTAGTGAGGTTGTTACTATTAGTGGTATTAATGTTCCTGTGGAAGTCACTGCTAGTGGTGGAGCTGAAATTAAAATCTATAATTCTGACAACACAGTAGATTTAGATTGGACATCTGGATCAACAGCAAATTATATCGAGAACAATCAGAAACTACAAATTAGAGTCACATCTTCTGCTGACTATAGTGATGATGTTGATGTTGTTGTGACAGTTGGTACTGGATCTAATTCCGAAGATATTTGGACGGTTACAACCTTGGATGAAATTGATACTGAACCAGAAGCATTTAGTTTCTTGGATGTTAGTAACGCTAACCCTAATACAACATACACAAGTAATGTCAATGTTATCGAAGGATTGGGCGGTCCTACTTATTTCCAAATAGATTATGGTGATAATGATCAATCAGATTCATCAACTCCAGCGTTAGCCATTATTCTCCTTGATGGTATCGAGCAACTCAATTCTTCTGGTGATCCACTAACTTATATTCAAGTAGAGAATAATGATCAGATCTCATTGAAATACACTACAACTGGTGTACTTGGAGAACCTAGAGAGTTTATCACTAGAACTGGTGGCACATATAATACAACAACTCAAGAAGTAGAAGGATCTACCGATTACCCAGTATATGAAACTGACTGGAAAGTAACAACTGCTGGATCATTTGTATCCAACCCAGCAGCATTTACCTTCCAAACAGTTCTAGCAAGTGGGGCTGGTGTTGACACTAACTCAGTCGAAGTTCCCTCTATTTCTGGATTGGGACAAGTTACGCCAGTTGTCACCACAAATGGATTGAAAGTTTCTATTAATGGCGGCACTTTTAATCCTTCTAGTGGAGAGTATACAGTAAATAATGGTAATACTATTCAAGTACAGTTAGAATCTTCTGAAATTCCTGGATTCACTAGAACTGGATCTATTACTATTGGTAACTATACGACATCATTTACTGTACAAACTCCTGCTGCTGTACAGGACCCAATTAAGAGTCAGTGGTATAGTTCTATTCAACCAGTAAAATATCTTGTTGCTGGTGCTAATGCTGGAAGTCAAATCCGTTTTGATACTAAGTTTGATGGTCTTCCTATTGGATCTATGATTCCTGTATTCCAAGATGCTACACAATCTGATAATTGGGGAGACCTAGATGGCGAATTTACTTCTAGATTCCCTGGTATGTTGTACTGTGATGGTAGTTATGTCGAACCAGAAGATTATCCTATGCTCTTTGCTCTATTACAATATAGATACGGAGCAGAAGCAGTAACTGGTGAAACATTTACCACTACTTTATACGATGTCAATGGTAATATTCTTAAAGAAGATGGTGATGCTAAGATCTTAATGAGATTACCTGATCTTAGAAACAGATATCTTAAGGGAACTGGTGTTATTGATGGTACTCAATTATCATCTCCTGGACTAGCACCTACATATCAACCAACCAAACTTGCTGGTGCCCCTGGTAATCAATCTCCTGGAGCATTTGGTGGTATGTGGTATGTTGATACCATTGGAGATCCTGGATCTGGTGAACTTGAACAAGTACAAACACCTGCCGAAGGTTTACCAGCAAATGAATCTGATTACTTTGGTATTGCTCAGGTACAAACCACTGGTTATACTGATGTCAGTGGTAACGTGGAATTCTTGGTATCTGGATCATGTGTAGCTCAAGTAAGCCTTAAGAAACAAAAAGTTTATGATGTTCCACTACACTTCCATGAACTAGTTACTGGTCAGAAGGACCAGGGAGCATTCAAAGGTCGTGTTAACTGGGGTAGTGATGGTGGATTTAGATCTCCTGCTGCTAGTGCTAGTGAAACATTTGTTGGTAAATTGAGTACCACATATGAATATGAAAGACAATATGGTTTTAACCAGTGGGGATATTTAACTAGAAACGACGTTTACGTTCCTGACAATAATCTACCACGATCTGCTTACTGTCCTGGTAAATCTACAGAATGGTGGGATGGTAGTACAGAAGATTGGTCAGATCCATCAGGTTATCAAGGTATTTCAGACATTGGCAATCCGTCACCAAATCCTCAATTAGTACAACCTAATATGCTTGCCGTCGATGGAGCTATTTTAGGAGTTGATGTTACTTCTTCATCCACAACCTCAAGTGGTGGAACATATTCCCAGGTTGCTTCATCTGGTGGTGGTGGATCGGGAGCAACATTTACTGTAATACGAGGAACCACTGCTGCAACTACTGGAGGAGATATTCAAAATCTTAGCATTGGTAATGCTGTAGCTCCTGATGTGACCGAGCAAGTTGTTTATGAAGACATTACTGCTACTCCTGGCGCTAATGTGACTGGAACTGGTGCTGTGTTCGCTGTACTTATCAATACAAATAATACATATAGTGTACAAGCAACTACAGGTGGATCTGGATATAATGTTGGTGATACTCTCACTATTCCTGGAACAACATTTGCTGATGATGGTGGTACAAATGGTGGTACAGATTCAAATGGCGATGTCATTGAAAATGCTGATGGTAGCGATCCTCCAGTTGAAGATGCAAATGGTAATGAAATTGTAGACGCGAATGGAGTTGCAGCACCAGATAATAGTATTACAATTACTGTTAGTGCTGTTGGACCTGCTAGTTCAGGAAATGTTGGAGAAGTAGTATCTGTTACTGTTAACTCAGGTGGATCTGGTTATACTAGTGGCGGTACAGTAACTCTTGCTGCTGGTAATGTTGGAGGATCTGCTATTACTTTAACTATTAACTCAATTTCTTCTTCTGGTGCTTATGGAGAAATTAATAATTATATTGATGTTACTAACTCTCCTTGGCCAGGTAATGGATCATCTGACTTTAATGGTGTTGTTGGTGCTTATAAACAGTTTACTAGTGTTGACATCCCAGAGAAACAAGCTACTATTAAAGGATATAATCCAGAGAGTAAATTGTTCCACACTCATTATGTTTCTCTATCAGCACCATTTGATGATGACGGAGAAATGTATAGTTACGGTAACTATGACACTTATGGAAACAAGAGTGCTGGTTTAAATACAAATGCTAGCACACATGGTCTTGAATCTGTTAATCTGGAATTCAATTCCATTGCTGATCTTGGTGTTCAAGTTCTTCCTGGTACATTTACATTGTCACAGACAAAACAACTTATCCCAACACCATCACTAACACCTCAAGATGAAGTAGCATTGATGTCTCCATACACTTGGACCAAGTGGTTGATTAAGGCATACTAAATAGTAAAAAGAATTCTGACAGAAATGGCGTTCAATCCAGACGATTTTCAATTTGAATCTATTGCTCCTCCAGAGGAACATAAACCTATTCTGGAGTGGAATGCTCTTGCTAGATTTATTGTCCTCAGAACAAGAGGAGAAAATAAAGAGTGGGAGTATTTTGCCGCTAAGTTAGATCCTGCTGTCAATTCCAATCTTTTGACACATTGTCCAGACGAGTGGTCTAATGATAATGATCGAATTATTAATTTTGCCATTTATGAGGATGGTGAATATATTCTAGAAAAAGAAAAGCAAAAATTTGATTTTGCTACTAAGAAATCAAAATGGATTAGATATCAGTATAAGAATCTTCAACTAGATGAAGTAAAAGAACTATTTGAAGTTCTTAAGGCAGCTATTGAAGTTAATAAATTAGATCAAGAAGTAATTAGAACTAGAGAGATTGCTGATCTTGCTACATCAAATGAATATATTGTTGGTATTGATGAGCAAATTAAGCAAACTAAAGAACTTTTATTAAACAAGAGTGATTGGTCACAGTTGGCAGATGCTCAAGAAACATATGCTGGAGAGGTTGATAATTGGACTACCTACAGAGCATATCTTAGGGATAATATTAGATCGCCAGAAGATTTTGATGATATTCTGGACTACCTTGTTTGGGATGCTGATTTTAGATGGCCTATTGATCCTGTTGCTTATCACAAATTAGATCCAGATGGCAATACTGAGTATCTAAGTGTACCAGAACACTTCAGTAAATCTATTACTGGTACTGGTAAATTTGCCAGTGAAGCAATATATGGTAGTGTTGAAGCTGCTGCTATCACTATGAAGTCAAGATTGAGGAATGGTGGTATTCCAGTCACACAAAGAATTTGGGAAAAAGTACAACAATACAATTTAAATGATGGTTTGGCAGGTGCTAACCTAGATAACTTAACTATTGTGGAGGAGTGACATGTTTGTATCTTGTAAAAACTTTATGCAGTGGATTCAGAACTACACTGAAGCACTACAAACCACTGTTGTACTACTAAGAACTGTTGGTCCTGATGGTGTAGATGATGCTGCCAAAGCAAATCAAATCTACTCAGCATATTATCTGAACATGCAGTCAGAAAATCCTGCTATCTTTGACAAATTGTTGTACAACGAATTCACATTTGTGGAGTTTAGCGATGAAGAATCAGCACAAGACTTCTGTAGAGATAACTTCCCAAACGTTAAACCAGACGATACTGATTATTTCATTCAATACGTTATTTTTACTAATGGATTGTATGGCGGAGGAAACGACGGCACTAACGGACTGAGAGAACCAGAACCAGAACCACTTCCATAACTGGCACGAACCGCCCACCACGGGCGGTTTTCTGCTATAATTACAGGGTAGTCAGCAAGGCAGTCGATGCTCACCCTTCGTCCTCACCAGCAGCGTGCTCTTGCTGCTCTTGAGAACAACACTCACGGTCAAGTCATTGTCCCCACTGGTGGTGGCAAGACTATCATTATGATCAAGGATGCTCAGCGTCGTCTGACTGCTGCTGCTACGCCACAGACTATTGTAGTGGTCGCCCCACGTATTCTACTGGCAAACCAACTCTGTGATGAGTTCTGGTCTGCTTTCAATGGTGATGTTGATGCTGAGTTCTTCCACGTTCACAGTGGTGAGACTTCTTTCGGCAGCAGCACCAAAGTCCAGAAGATTCAATGTCACGATGCTGTCTGTAAGACTGCTGGTCTTCACCAAGTCATTTTCACCACTTACAATTCGCTCCGTCGTGTTGTAGAAGCAGGCATTGACATTGACTGTATCTATTACGATGAGGCACACAACTCTGTCCGTCGTGACTTCTTTGAGTCTGTGCTTAATGTTGATGCTAAGTCCTACTATTTTTTCACTGCCACTCCTAAGCACACCCATTCTCCTTATGGTCGTGGCATGAACAACAGCATGGTTTACGGTCCTATTCTTGAGACTGTTCCTGCTCCTGAGCTTGTCAACAACGGCAGCATTCTTGCTCCTGAGGTTGTATCCTACGAGGTTGACTTCGAACGAGTCAAGGGTAAGTTCTCTTACGAATCTGACAAGGACACTCTCACCAATCTCATTAATGACATTGATGCTGATGGTAACAAGATCCTGATTGCTGCTCCTAGCAGCAAGATCATGTTCAACCTGCTCACTAAGACTAGTGTGCTTGACTTCTTTCATGACAAGGGTTACGATGTACTTCACATCACCAGCAAGTATGGTGCTTATGTGAACAAGACTAAGGTCAACCGTGAGCAGTTCTTTGACACGTTCAATGCTTGGGGCAAAGATCCTAACCGTAAGTTCGTGATCTTCCACTACAGCATCCTGTCTGAAGGCATCAACGTTCACGGTCTAACACACTGTGTGTTCCTTCGTCAACTGGATGTCATCCAAATGGCACAAACTGTCGGTCGTGTTATCCGTCTTAACAAAGACGACGCTGCTGACATTGCTTGTGGTAAGATTACCCCAGGCAAGTTCGAGATGTATCGTAAGTCCACTGGCAAGGTCATCGTGCCTGTCTTCAAGAACTACGGTGCTCCCACTATCAAACGCCTTCAAAACCTTGTCGATACTATTTTCGTCAAGGGTCTCCCCGCTGTTTCTGTCACTGTCTAATGGAAAACCAAACACGTGTTATCGGTAATCAGATCCTTGACTGGCAACAGTGTCAGGGTCTGATTGCTAACAAAAAGACTCTGTTAATGGGTCGTCAATCTGTTCGTGATGCTATTGTAGTTGCTGAAACTACATGGGAAGAGGCAACAGAGTTCTATTATTCTCTTCCCACTGCTGATCGTGCCATGGTCCGTAAGTCTGGGCAGCAGGGTATCTGTGGTGATGGTGACAACATTCTGGGTTGGTATGACCCAGAGTCCAACAGTCTCACCAAGAATCCTACCCATGCCCGTGGCATTTCGATCTGCCAAGCATACCTCAATCAAGGTAGAAAGTGTGCCTACACTCACACTGGTCCTTACAACATTCTGGACTTTCAGGTAGAGCACATTGAGCCTAATGCTGGTGATCATCCAGACAATTGGTTCCTGGTAGTATACAATGTCAATGAAAATCGTAAGCAGTCTCGTATGACTGCTTTCATTCAACGCTGGGAGGATCGTGCTAAGAATGGTGAGCAAGAGTTCACCGATTGGTACAATGATCTCAAGAAAGCATCCGACAAGGGTCAACGTGTCAAGGTTAGCATTCTATCCATGACTGAAGATGACCTGAGGGATTATCTCTTCGAGTGTCCTGCTAAGTATGAGAAATATATGTGGAGAAACATTGGTATGTCATCTCTACAACCATTTCGTTTGACTAAAGCAGGTGTAGCACGTCCTGGTGGTAGTCAGGGCAACTACAAACCAGTTATGAATACCATTCTTCGTGAGTATCTTCTTGGTAGTAAGGAACTAGCACGACAGATCTTCCGTACTGTTCGTATTGGTGCTGCCAAATATGTTAATGGTGAGATCAACAACACTGACTATGTTAACATCATGTGTGAGTGTATTGAGTTGTCAAATCACCAGCACGTGAAGTATAATAGAGAGAAGTTCACTGCCCAAGTCCTCCGTAACACCTATTCATGGCCCCATCTAAAGTAACAAACCATTCTCTCTACCGCTATGCTGGTGGGAAGAATCGTATGAAGAAGGATCTTATCAAGATTATTCGTGATGTCAACCCTG